CTGGATACTTCTCTAACTTTGGGAGATCCGTAAGTGGATAACTCTCAGGCATTCCACCTTTTGGGTCATCGTACAATACGCATAGTATTTTCATATTTTCTCCTGTTTGAATTTACTATATTATAGTATTTTCAACCCATTGTCTATATAATTGTTCCTGGGCCATGTTTTTACCTTTGGCCTCTACCTGTATGTCAAAATGTTCTCTAAAACTCAATGCCCAATCGTTGACCTTTCTATTTGGTAATAGATCGGAGTGTGCCCTCAGTTTTTGTTTTTTACAACCACGTTCTAACAACATCTTGATGTCATGCATCTCCGTGTGTGTTTTATCACCCAGGTTTGCAACTGCCAAGTGTTCATCCCTGGAATAAGAATAGTGCATTGTTGGCCTTTGTCCACGCCACGAGTCTATTACACGTTTTACTCTGTCGTCGTTTGCTTCAATGTATTCCTCATCACGTATCCAATGATGATGTATGTCCATCACAAGTGCAAGATCCTTTTGCAATTCAAGACTTGCGTCAAGTCCCCAACCCATCTCGTCATTCTCGATTGTGATCAGGTTCCTTGCTTCTTGCGAAAGTCTAGGCAAGGCCTTACGTATGCCATCCGGTCCTTGTTTGCCTGAGATGTGTACATTTATCTTGCAACCATCTTGGAAAGTTTTGCCAAAACCCATCCAACGTGCCATGTCCGCATGGTATTCAAATTCTTCTATGCTACGTTCAACTATTTCAGGCGTTGCACTGGAAAGCACACAAAATTGTCCAGGATGGAAACTTACTTTGACATTTAGTCTTCTTGCCATTTCGCCAACAGGTGCAAATAATCTTTCACAATGATCTTGTATGTGCGGCTGTTGCCACCAACTTTTCCAATCTTTTTCTGTGTATCCTTGTAGCATCTCACTACCTAGCCTGACCATTCTGCGTTCAGGTGGCAGTGTGCCCACACGTTCCAACAATCTACGTGCGGCTGTGGCATTGTGGTTCATTATGTCCCACTGTCTTTGCACCGCATCTTCTGGATGTTCTCTCAACCAACGCATAGTAGTTGATCTGCCATTAAGATCTCTGTCCTTGGCATTTACTTTCATACCGCCAAACTCTTTTTCAGAGTTCAACCATTTACAACAGAAACCTATTCGCATAGTTGTAATTTTAACACAATTTTGTTGTTTGTCAATCTTGGAAAAATGCCCATTGGCCAATTATGTCACTACATTTCAATTTAAAACCGTATTCTCTATCTATGTCACGCAATAATTTATTAACTTTGGACATACTTAATCCTATGTCTGCTGGAATAGGCAAAGCCTCAATTTCCTTTTCTTTCATTTTTTTTGCGGCCTGTACTCTGTGCCATCCGTCCGTAAGCAAATAGTATCCAGAATCTTTGATTGGCGTAACAAGAATGGGATCAAACGGCTCTGGTTGTTTTATTAGTTTGTTTATCCAACTTCTTTTTTCTTTGTTTAAAGGACGAACAGCACCAATGCCCAATTCTGCCATTGTTACAAGTTTATCAATAGGGACCAGTGTCCTCTTTAGTTTAATTTTTTTCATGCTTATATGCCTTTGATTTTTTTGTAAGTTTTATGAAGAACATAAAACCAAACGCCATTTATACTTGGTTCAACTAGTGCCACTGCGCCTGCCTCCCATAAACTTGCACCTGTCATCACACTTACCACAGTCATTGCTATTATGACATGTCCTATTGTGTATATTAAAGCCAGTGCTAGACTCGAACTAGTTAATAGTTTCTTGAATGCTCCTTGTATGCCTTGTGTGAACTCAGTCATTGCCGGGAAGTTTTGTCATCTGTTTGGCACCGCCCATGTTAATGTACCCTGCCTGTTTCCTGTTAAATTCTGGCTCTGTGTCTGACACTAGCAAAATGTCATTTTCATCGATCATCCTTACTTCTAGTTCAACACCTATTTCGCCAGCAGACCCGTTTTCTTTCCTTTTAACCTTGAACGCTCTTGACCATCTTCCGTGTGCTACCAATATCCATTGTCCAACTTTCACGTCATCTTGTAGCCTGCCCACTGCGTATACCTTGCCCCATCTAGGGTGTATGCCTTCTGCTGTGCCGTCGTCGTCAACTAATATGATGCCACCTTTAGATTTAGTTTCTCCAAAATGCATGTCGGATACCAGCACTCTTTTCTTTAAGGGTATAATATCATTCTCAACAGTGTATTGCTTTCCACCATGTGAACCAAATCCTTTGTTTTGTAAATCTTCTACCTGTCCCATATGCGTATTATATACTATTTTTTGTGTTTATGCAAGTTGGAAAATACTTCATGCATGAATAATTCATAAGGAATGTAATAATCTGGATGTAAAGTGTCGTCGATGTATTTCAAGTCATTCAGATAATCTTTCAATTCCAACGATTTTTTGACATCTCCTGCAAAATCAAAATCAAAAAGTTCTTTTCGGTCCTTTAAAAATTCCAAAATACCATTACTGTACACTGTGAACACGTCCTTAGGTTTATTTTTAATAGTTTTTCCACAGAAATCTATAATAGATTTATTGTTGTTAAAATTATTGGTAATAAATCCTGTGGTTATGTAATGAGGGTAAGATTTAATAGCATCGTGTACTATGTCATATTGTTTCTTAAGAATTGTTGCAAAAAAGTCGTGTGTAGTTTTATGATTGATTGGATTGACAAGTGCAAGATCCTTTGTTGATCTTCCAACTTCACTAAAACTTACAAGGAAACTCACGTCTAGACTGTTTTTGAAAAGTAGATCAAGATCATTTTGCAGTGTGTTTATGATCATACTATTACTGATTCCACCAATGGATCTATTAATCAGCAAATAGTCTTGATATTTGTTTGAAAATGTTCGTTTGAAAAAATTTGTTGATAGCCAACTGTCTCCAATTGCGTAGAATATTTTTGTTGGTTTAACAGTGCTATCAGACTGCTTGAAAGGCCATGGATACTTTTCTTTGTCGTATCCTGTTTTATCAAAAATTTCGCTGAGATTTTTGTCCCACACTATTCCAGACCATCAAGCGCCGCGTCTATTCCTTTTTTCGGTGCTGGTTTAGGTTTTGCTTGTCTCGTTGCCCTTGGTTGAGGTGCAGGTTTTGTTTCAACTGGTTGTACTTTAGGTTCTGGAGCAACTCTTCTTGGGGGTGTAGGTTTGGCTCTTGCCGGTGTGTCGTCCACCATGCCTTTAGGTGCTTCGTAATATTTTGCAACAACTTCTTTCTTTGGCGTGACAACCTTACCGCCTGCCCCTAATACATCTCCTCGTGCATTAACACCCATATTACCAACTGCCCGGGTGTTTTCATTAGCGGCTCTTAATTTTTCAATATCGACCATGCGTCCTTGCATAGTTCTGTACATTCTTTTTCTGGGTGCTCTTGCTACCATAATATTAAACTCCTATATTAATACTTATCATCTACGATTTCACCGTATATAGAAAGTATGGTCCTAGTGCTATCTCTCTCACTCACTACCGAATGAACGTGTTCAACATTATTAATAAGTGCAGGCCTATTCAAAGGAAGTAATCCGCTTTTGCCAATTTTAAAATAACAATCACCTGCGTCTGTCAAAGTCCAATAGAATTTTTTGCAACCACGTATGTAGGGCACGACATCTTTTTGGTAATCATCATCCTTATGCATTCTTAAGAAACTATTTGGTTCTAACACCTGCGTATCAATTGTGAGGATGTTTTTGAAACCTATCTGTTTAACAAGTTTTGCAAAGTTAGGAAATCTTTTTTCATCTAGTTGATAAAAAGGCAGTTCGGGTTGGCAACTTTGTCGCACTGAATTTATTATCACTTTGCCGGCAAATATCTTATCTTTGTGTACGCACAATGTTTCACTTTCACGTAAAAGATCTGCCTTAGAAACGGTAATGCTATCAAGAACTTTGTAAGGTACTTCAGGACTATTTTTGTGCCACCAATTTGGTCCGTCGCCGTTTGAAAAAAAAGTTTTTATGCTTTCCGGCCATTGTTTCTTCAACTGTACAGGCCTGTCCACTGTTAGCATATAATCTTCAAATAAGTTTTTGCCGAACTTTTGATTTGCAATCTGCTGTAGGAACCTTTGCAACAGTATGCCTAATTGAGTGTGTATCCATATTTTGAATATACCTCTGTCATCCCACATTGCACAGGCAGGTTGATGCGTGTTTCCATTACCGTCTACGTAAAAACCAGTGTACAATATGTTGCCTATGCTTTCGCCATTTAATTTTATATCTGTAATTTCATTTTTTTGACCTGTGTAAGGAAAATTTAATTGGTACCAGCCATCATCTAGTCTCGACTCCTTGCCTAATTCTATATGGTGTGACCTATCATGCAGGTCCAGTGCATAAACTTCAGTGATAGTGTGCTGTGATGTCACGGAAATTATCATCTCAGAAACTCTTTATAGTCCAAGTTGTACAGCATTGGATTGATCTTATGTATACCTATCAGGAACAGACAAAAACTTGCCACGGAACTACCTCTGCCCACACCCCATACAATGTTATTTGCTCTTAATGTATCTACAAAATATATCAAGAACTGTAACACACGTATAAACTGTTTTTTCTCAAACAAATCATATTCCAACTGTACACGTTCTTTTTCTTCGTCGTTTTGGCATTTATCTAATAACCATTGCAGTACATTTATTTCATAATATTCTACAGGCATGTGCCAGTTATTAATGTTTGTAGTATCGAACTCCTGAAGATTGCCACGCTCGGGTGCTTTGTTGATCACAGGAAGGTCTAATCCTAAGGCTTTGACTGACGAATTGTAGTTTCCTGTGTCCTCAAAGAATAGTTTTGTAATATCAAAATTAGGATCTGTGTATAGAAGATCTATTGCATCTTGTTCGGTGAACAAAACATCGCCGTGGTCATTTATTTTTGTCTTTTCCGCCATCTAAAACTTTCGGGTTGAACTCGAATATTTTAGCATGTTCTTGGTGCTTCTTGTCAACAGGAATCTCTGTATTTGTCCAACTGAAGTGTCCTGTGTAAATGCCTTTTTCTGTTTCTTTGTCATAAGTTGCTGTGTCAGGCCTCAACCACCATGGATCAAAGTTTTTATACTTGTCAGAGAACCAGTCAGGCCTATCTAATAGTATAAGCTCTTTGCTGTCTTTGTCAACTGAATAGGTAATACCGTCCCCTTGCCAGGATGACAGGTCAATGTGATTGATAGTGATTTTCGAGTCTAATATAGAATTTGCCTTACAGAAGCACACCGCCGCCATTATTTGGTCATAGGGAGGCCTTGGTAATTCGATAAACCTATTGTTGGTGTTCATTTTAAGCACATCATACAGAGGTTCTTCTCTCCATGTAGTGATTGTGTTTGCAAATACTTGTTCGAAAAGATTTTTAAGTCTGTCAAAATATGCGGTTTGTTCTTGCAAACTTGCAGTGTGTGGCGTAAGACTTATGGCCACGTCGTACTCGTTCGAAAACAATTCACCGTCTACTATAATAATTGATTTAAATTTAGTCTTCCAACTGAAACTGTTTGACATGGAAAATATTTACTATTCCATGTTTATCAAGTCACCCATATCTGGCTCGTTCCTAAGTTTTTTATGATTCTTGTGCCATTCCTCGATACGTCTTTGTCTAATTGCATCTCGATAGGTGTTCAAAGCAACTTGAAGACTTTGAAGCATTTCCGGATTTCTCCCACGCCTAGCAATTGCCACTTTCCTGGCAAGTTCTTTTATTCTTTTTGAAATGTCCTCATCAGACATGTTTCCTATTTCTTCTTGTAATGGATGAAAATACATCACTACCTCCTATTAGATGTAGTTGTTGCCTAACTGGTGCATTAAAATATTAGTTCCGTTGTCTGGACTCATGAACTCGTACAAGTATCTGCCTGACGTTGGCACAGTGATAGTATCTGAACTTCCGTCCCCGCCCGAAACGTTGCCAGAAACCAACACCGCAGTTGGAATGGTAATTGTGTGTGCAGTCGAGGTGACATTTATGTCTAGTATTATTCTGCCTAACTTGTTAGCGGCCGGCAAATTAGAAAATGCCAATGTGATGGACGCATTACTTGTCAGTGTTTGATAGTGCCCGTTCTCATGATTCAATGTGATTGAACCGCCTGTAGTACCGTGTGCATATACTGTTTCTGAATTGTCCTTTAATTCAGCGTCAGTGATTGTATTACCCGAGAAATCATTGGCCGCGTTAAGATTTGCTTTATTGCTTTGCAAATCTTCAATCTCACTTTTTGCTTCTGTGAAGTTAGTTTTAATAGATGCGAAGTTATCCCTAAAGCCTTGCGAACTATTGTCCTGTCCTGCTGTTGGGTATGTTCCGTCTATGTTTCCTGGTACTATTTTACTTGCCATTATGTTATATCCCTAAATCTTAGATATTTATCGTTGGTTCTTTCGACCGTGATAACATCTCCGTCTGACGGTGCTCCTGTAAGGAAAGTTATTGTGGTTTTCACTGCAGATGTATCGTGTGTTAGTTCAAAATTTGTATCTAATGTCTGGGCAGTTGTGCCTACTTTTACCAAAATATCTTCTTCGTGTACAATTTCTTGCAGTTCAAAAGATACGGTTGATCCGTCGCCTGTGAAACTGTTGGGATCCACCTTGCTTTTTGAGATAGTGTATCTATCAATAATAAAATCAATGTTTTTAAATTCAAGTTTGAGGTCTTCTATTCTCTTTTTTAGTTTAGCAGATGTGCCTGGCTTACAATATAGTATGGGAACAGCCTTTATATACCCTAAAGGTCCCACTTCTCCATCCTGTTCTGTTTTCATCCATAAAGGTAAGAAAGTCCATTCGTCATTGCCCAATGCTTTCATTCTGTCTCTCATGTTTTCCACAGCATTTGGCCTAATTGTTGTAGCACCTGTTTCAACTCCGTCGTTGTTTACAAAAGGATCGTGCATGTCGAGATATATCACCTCGTATATCACAGTGGATCCTGACTTGGCTTTGGCAGTTTTCAGTGCTCCAAAGTATAAATTTACTGGAGCGTGATTCAGTGTCATTTGATTTTGGAAAGTTGTCAGTGTTTGTGCCTCTATACCCGCCATCATTAACATCTCGGGCCTTAAACGCATTCCGAAGTTTGTGTCTTCTGGTCTGTAAATCTCAGTTGGTGAATTTATGTTTGGGTCTTGTGCTATGTTATAGAATATGTTTTGATCTATGAAAGAAGTAGCGTGGCCCATTAGATCTCCATATTCTATTGTTGTAAATGGAACGTTTATATCTAAAGTAAATTCTTTTGATGCTATACTTGTCTGATACTGATCTGCAACAGTGACAGTAAAAGTAAATGTCCTTGTAGAATCAGTCAATGCACTAGGATCGATAGTTCCAACAATGTTTCCTAGAGGCGAAAGTGTAATACCTGGCGGCAGAGATCCGTCGGTCACTGAATAAGAAAGCACTCTATTTTCTTCTGTAGCAGTGGCTTCGATCGCTAGTGTACTAGGAATATCTGCTGTAAGGGTGCCAACGTTTGATGCAGTTGTAAAAGTCACACCAATGTCTAGGTCTCCTATCACTGTCATTGTAAAGTTGCCGTCTGTGAACAAAGACTGTCCTGTGTCCATGGTTCTCGTTGCTCTTATTGTGAAAGCAAAGTCTTGTTTTACTTCTCCTTGCCTGCCCAAGTTTCCGTATATTTCGCCCGATGATGAATCTATTGCAAGTCCAGTTGGCAATGAACCAGATGCTATTGTGTACACAAACGGATTACCAGTGCTATCCAGGTCGTCTATGTCTATCTTGATCACCACTTTATTGTCGTGTCTATATGTTCCTAGATCTCTGTCGGTTAAGAAAACCGGTCTACGTTGTGAAGAGTGATCCATAGTAACAGGCACACCGTTTATTTCTGTCATGTCTGCCGTGATGTCAGGATTATTAACGTTCCAGTAAGCGGCAGAGTAAACAAAAATGTTATTTGCCTGTGTTGTTACAGATGTGCCGTCTGTGACTCTTGTTGTGAAAGCAAAGGTCATTGCAATCTGTCTTGTAGAGTCTTCAAAATAATCATCGGTAAGTTGCACGGTTCCTGTTATTCGTCCTGTGGAACTCATTGTTAGTCCAGGCGGCAGTATGCCTTCATATAATGAAAAGGTTAAAATGTGGCCGGGTCTGGTATCTATGTCTGTTGCTTCAACTTGGAAATCTACTGCCTCGCCATCCAATGCCCAATATAAGCCAACCCTTGACGAATCGTCCAATTGAAGTTGTCCAGACGCTGTTGTAAACACTGGTGCGTCCTGTCCTTCAATATCTAATGAAAAAGTTCTGTCTGTTACGGTACTTCCGGCCGTGGCTCGCACGACGAAGGTGTAAAGAGTTCTTTTGGCAACCTGGGCCGGAGTACCTGTTAGTAAGCCTGTTGATGTGACCTGCATTCCTGATGGTAGGCTTCCTGCGATAACGGAGTAAGTTATGGCCGTTGAGTCACTAGTGTTCGCTTCTAGTTGAAGAGAATACGAACTATCTTCGTTAAATGTGGCTAGTTTGCCTGCTGTGGTTGTCCACACCGGTGTTGCCATTAATCTTACTCCTTACAAGCGTATTTATTGTAGATTACTGACTATTATTCTGAGCTCGTATCCAGTGTTCCAGTTGTTGTAGTAGTTTTTCACGCTCTACTTTGTCGTTCTCCCGCTTGATAGACTCCTTTAAGCGGTTGATTTCTGATTGAGGGGACTTACGATGTCTATAGTTTCTAGTAAATTTTCTCATTTATGTGTAAAATTATAAAAAAAATTAAACGTTTATTACAGTTCTTTGGAACTTGAATACAGTACTATTGTCAGATATATTAGTTACTCTTAATCTCACATCACTTCCGCTTATGTCCGCAGTGTATGTGGCCAGTCCGCCTCCTGAATAACTTGATACAGAACCAAAGGTACTAATAAATGCATCCGATCCGTTGTGTGTCACGTTGGCCTCTACAATCTCATGTCTTCCATTTGTTGAATCAACAGCAGATATGTAATATTTGGCACTTCTAAAGGTGCCTTTTGCGAATGTGTTCAAAGTTGTTGTTGCCGAACTTGCCACAGTGGTTGTTGCATCAGAAATAGATGAGTGAGTCAATGTAGCACCCGCAGTTGCGAATGACAAGACTCCTAGACCGTTGGTAGTAATGAACTGTCCACTGGTTCCATCCGACGTTGGAAAAGTAAACCCACTAATTCTCACACTACCAGAACCGCTACCAGTCAAGAATAGGTTGTCGTTTGATCTATTAGATGTTATTGTGTTATCTGATATTGTAACTCCGTCAATTACTGCACTGGTGTTAGCAGTCAATGTGGTGAAAGTTCCTGCCAAAGGTGTTGTTGCACCTATCACTGTGTTGTCAATGTTCCCACCATTAATATCTGCTTTTGCAATTACTACTTGTCCGGTTCCTGCAGGTGCAATTACTAGGTCAGAGTTGGATTGCGTTGTTGTAATTTCGTTGTCAGTCATGTTGATATTTGAATCAACAGTCAAATTTGATATTACAACACTTCCTGTACCACCTGGAGTAAGATTTAAGTCAGCGTTGGAGGATGTTCCAATGATGTTGTCGTTGAATGTAAGATTATCTATAGTGCTTGTACCAACTAATGTGGTAGCGCCAGTGACAGATAATGTTGACAATGTTGTAAGACCCGACGGTACTTCTAGAGTTGAACCAAGTTCGGTCGCTCCAGTAAGTGTTGTTGTTCCTGAAACATTTATAGTTCCATCTACAATTAGTCCTTCATTTATGTTAATTGTAGTAGAATCATCAGAACTTAACGAAGTTCCTTTTATTTTAATCGCACCAAATACTACAGAACCTGTGCCTGCAGGCAACAAATTTATGTCTTCGTTTGATCTAAGTCCCTCAATATTATTATCGTTAAATCTTATTGCTGGAAAGTTTATTGTTCCTGTACCGGCAGGTTGGAAAATTAGATCATCATTACTTCTTATAGCCGCTATTTGATTTCCACTGATAAGGATGGCATCAGATGATATACCCGGAGCAGTGTATACTTCGGTAAAGTTATCATTGATTTTATCCATAGCGACACGTAAAGTGTCACCTGTACCGTCATTAGCGTTAGTTCCTATTCCTATTACTTGTTGCGCCATATTAAACTTTCATTACCCTTCTAACCACCGTAACCGTGTGTGTATTAGTATTACTTATCGTGCCTCTCAACCTGATATCATCACCACTTATGTCCGCGGAAAATTGTACTAGTTCGGAAGTGCTGTTTCCGACTCTACCAAATGTAGACAAATAAACATTTGTTCCGTCGTGTGTGATATTAACGTCGGCTGTTTCATAATGACCTAATGCTCCGGTCTCTGTATCGCTCACTGAAACTGTGTATTTGGCACTTCTGTAAACGGTCTTGTCAAATGTGTCAAGTGTTGCTATAGAACTAGGGGCACCTGCTGACCTTGTTAGGGCAATCCTGTACATGTTGACCGTAGTGTCTGTGTTTTGTTGAGTATTTTCTGCACGTAATTCAACGTTACTGCCGTTGTGTGCCACAGTAAAATTCATTAATGGACTGGTTGCTGAATGTGTGCTGATATTTGCAACATCCGACACAATATATGGTGCTGTGCCGTCAGACACAACCATAAGTTCTGCTATCTGTGATTCGTTTGCCACGTTCTTTCCTACCACTAGGTAGTTTGCCAGTTGAACTCCTGCGTATGCAAAGGTGTCTATCACATCATATGCGAATGCATCTTCAACCTTCATGTGAATCCTAAAGGCATTGACTGTTGTACTGCCACCAGCCGAGGATGCCGCACTCAAAGTCACTGTGCTTGATCCATCGTGTGCCGCCGAAAGTGTAAGCATCGCGGTCGACTTTGATGACACGTGGTTTGCGTGAGCAACAAAAGCCTGTGCTCCGTTGGTGATAACAGTTGCTTCTTGTATTTCTGCGGATCCTTCCGAGGCGTTTCTGGCAATGACGATATAATGAGCGCCTGTATAACTTGTATCCACGAATGTGTCTATCGCGGTTGCCGAACTTGATACTGTGACTGTGTCACAAAGTTTACTGTCGGCACCTTCAGCATTGGACTCACTGTCTGCCAATCTGATCCTGTAGAATCTTATTTTAACATCTGCCGAATTTGGTGTTGCCAGCAATCGCAACTGTCCATTATTGATGTCTGCAGTGAATGAGGTTAGACTGCCATGACTGCTGTGTTCGTTGAATGTTGTAATGAATGCATCTGTTCCGTCATGAACAACCATGGCTTCCAGGTTTGTTATGTGTCCATTTATTGTGTCATCCGCGGAAATATAGTACTTGGCACCTCTGTAATCAGCGATGGCCCAACTGTCAACTTCTGTTGTGTTGTCTACAGGTGCCTTCAATTTAACGGCGTAGGCCTGCACTGTTGATGATCCCGACGTGGAAGAGGCTTTGACACTGATCACTCCGGCTGATATCGTGGCAGAAATCTCCAGCATGTCTGTGCTTTTGGAACTGACATTTGGACCTTGTGCTACAAAAACATCTGTGCCATCTGTTACGACTGTGGCTTCACATATGAAATTTTCGGCGGCTCCTTTTTGTCCAGTGATCACATAATGGGCCGCGTCTGTTTCGCTTGACATGAATGTGTCAAATTCAGTTGCCGTACTTGATACTATGGTGTTCCCTATGACTTTCCTTGTGCTGTCTGTTGTTGACTCGGCCGACTCTGAATCAGCAAATAACACCACTCTGTTGACTATGACTTTGGTGCTAGATCCTGCTGTGGCAGAACCTCTGAATATCAAATCAGAACCACTGATGACCGCCGACAGACTGATAAGGCTGTTGTTTCCTGAGAAGTGCTCGTTGTATGTAGTTACGTATGCATCCGTCCCATCATGTGTTACGAGTGCTTCTATATTGGAACACTCACCTGTTGATTGGTTCTTGACATTTATGAAATATTTTGCTCCCACGTGTGCGCCATGTGTAAAAGAGTCCAGTGTGGCGGTTCCGCTACCTATGATTGGTGTAAGAGTGATATCATGTACCAAACCTAGTTCACCGGTGTATCCAGTGGAGTCGCTGTCACCAATTCCTATCCTGTAATAGGCCATTGTGTTGGATGGTGTGACTGATGATCCATCGCCGTCAGTCATTCTCAATCTTATTTTTGATGTGCTGTCATCTGCCGTGACCATGTCGGCGTCGAACGTTGGGTGAGTATCACCAGGGTCAGTTCTTGTCACTGACGATGATGTAAGAAAAGCGTCATTGAAATTGTGTAACACTGAAATTTTCTGTGTCTCGAAACTGCCGTTGGCCACATCGTTTGTGACTACATGATATAGTGCACCATTGAACTGACTTGCTGTGAATTCGGCGGCCGTTCTTTCAGCGGCAACACTTCCTTGCAGTGTTCCTTCCGCTATCACATGGTCTATCTCTGTTTCGTTGTTACCTCCTGCAGTGACACCTGCGTGTGTGCCTATTTTTCCTGTTGTTGCAGTTGTTGTGTTTGGACCAAGTCCAATTGCGTAATACTGTATAGAATTCTGTATTGTTGTGGATCCATCACTCTGGCCTGTGGCTTTCAATTCCACATTGGAACCGTTTATGCCAACATCAAAGGCACTGATATCGTTCATTTCTCCTGACTTGATTATGTGACTGTCTGTGACACCTGCCGCTTCTGTGCTACCATCAGAACTGATACCGTGGTTCACACTCAATTTGTTCATTACGAATTCATTGTTAGTCATGTCCTTTTGAACCATGTGATAGAACACACTATCGAAATCTGTTTTGGCCCATGAATTTATAACTTTCTGTGAGCTCATGTCTGGACTTGCTGATCCTCTGAAACTGTCGTTGTTAATTGTAGTAGATGCGGTGTTGCTGACTGTCTGTGCACCAATAATACTTTCATTACTGTTTATAGTTGAGGCAGATTCGTTATCCGCCAATAGCACTCTGTACATTGTGACCCTGCAAGTGCCTGCTGTGCCGTTGGCACCTCTCAATCTCACGTCACTGCCGCTAATGTCTGCTGTGAATGTTGCCAGTTCTGTGTTGCCTGAATTTGTTGACAACTTGTTGTACTCCGTAATGAAGGCATCTGATCCGTTGTGCACCACAATAAGTTCAGCGTTCATGACTTCATTTGTGGTTGTGTTGTTCACTGACACATAATATTTCGCACCTCTGAAACTTGCATGGGCAAAAGTATCCAACGTGGCAATTGCACTGTCAAGATCTGCTGTGACTTTTGTGGCAACGTTGCCGTCTGTGTATCCTGATGAATCGTTATCCCCTAGTCCTATTCGGAAAAATGTCAGGGCATTGAATGTTGATTTGGTTGATCCATCTGCAAGTGTACCCGACTGTCCTTTGAATCTGACTGCTCCAACAGAGGCTCTAACGTCTGAGGATGTTGCAATTATCTCGTCGTCATTATTTGTCTTGATAATCTGTGATGTTCCATCGAAAGCATCAAATGTGCTACCGTCTGCTGTTCCTTGTGCAATGGTTGTCTTGAATCCTGCATACTCTATCGAACTGTCCGCCGCGTCATATCTTTGCAAACAGAGATACCATGCACTGTCATATTTTGCTTGATCGAAAGTATCTAAAACACTGTCTGTGCCAGCACCTATATTTTCATGTGCTCCGACAGCCGTGTTTGCATCTATTTCAGTGATTGATGAAAATCCAATCGTGTTCCGTGCGTCCTGTATGTCCGATTGTCCAAGCAGTATCGGACTTGTGACCCACGAAAGTTGAGCACTTCCATCGGTCTGTAATAGTTGTCCCGAACTTCCATCTGAATTGGGTAAACTGATGCCATTGATATTGACATATCCGGATCCACTAGCATTTACTTCTAGATTATCATTTGACTGACTTGCAGTAATATTGTTGTCTGTGATTGTGACACCGGTCGTGGACAGACTTCCACTTGCCGCGGGGTCAAAAACCAATGTTGTGAACGTGCCGTTCGCTGGCGTTGTATTACCAATGACAGTGTTGTCCACAGTGCCTTCGTTCATATCAACGTTCGAAATTTGCACTGAACCTGTGCCATTTGCTGAAAGCACAAAGTCATCATTTGAACGTGTGACTTTGATCACATTGTCAGTAAGATTTATACTTGAGTCCACTGTAAGGTTAGAAACATTTACCACTCCAGTGCCGCCTGGTGTTAACACAAGATCTGCGTTTGAACTAGTAGAAATAATGTTATCATTAAAACTTAAATTGTCGATTGTAGTTGGTCCAACAAATGAAGATGCACCAGATACAGTCAAAGTTGACAATGTTGTTTGGCCTGTTACCTCTAGTGTGGAATTCACTGTCACCGCGGCATCAAAAGTTGATGCTCCTGCATTGAGTGACCCTGACACTAACAAATTTTCATTGATGTTTATGCTTGAAGAATCTGGAGCATGTATGCTTGTACCAGAGAACCCCAACCCGTCTATCATCACATAACCAGTACCACTAGGAACTATCCTTAGGTCACCGTTGGTGTTGGTTGTTTCTATGTTGTTGTCATTTATTTGAAAATCTTTTAAGATGATCTTTCCTGTGCCAGATGCTGACAGTTCAATGTCTGCGTTTGAGGATAAGGTTACTATCTTGTTGCCTTGGAATCTTATGTCAGACTTTACCGGTGCAAAATCAAATACTTCCGTGAAATTGTCATTGATCTTCTTACCGGCAGTTCTGATGCTATCACCTGTTCCGTCTGCTCCGCCCAGTGTGCCGAGATCAATTGTCTGCTGTGCCATAGAGATCTCCTATTAACCCGTGCTTATTTTGACATCATTTCCTGATCTAAACAGTCTGCCTGCCACTCCCGGGTCCGAGGTTGGAAGGCTTGTAAAATCTATCTGTGAGCCATCTGCCACGAGGTTTCCTGTAACTGACACACCACCTGATGTGGTTTCGAACTTTTTAGTGTTGTCGTGATACAGTTCAACTGCCCCGTCGGCAACGCCTTTTATCATTGTTTCTGAACTAGTATCCTTACCAATTATCACATTGTTGTCACTCTGTAGGAAAAGGTTTCCGGTTCCTGTCTCTCTTATTATTGAATGACTTCCGTTGTGGAATATCTTTAGGTCAGCGGCATCGCCAATCCCTAGATAGTTGTCACTGGCACTGCCATCGGGTAGTGTTAAAATACCTGTGACTTTTGCTCCTGTTCCTGTTACCCTGAATGCCTCTGCAAGTCCCGCCGCCACCGTGAACGTTTGGAATATCAATTCGTTTGCTGAGCCACCTGTACCGTCGAACAAGATCTTTGCTCCTGACGTGTCGGCCTGCCCTATGAAATCTATGCCAGGAACGTTGGCGTTGTCTGTTCTTTGAATCTTTAGGAAAGGTGTTTCTCCTTTTAAACGTAAATCACTTCCCATCTCAACTTCACCTGAACCAGATGCAGATATTTCTAACTTATCGTTAGACCTTCCTGCTAAGATTTTGTTCTCTCTAATAATGATTGTGGAATCTCCTCCACTGGAATCGCTGTCATCTTTGATATTCAAAGTACCTGTTACACTGGCTCCAGTGTGTTCAACTCTGAATCTTTCTGCTGTTGATGAACCATCATATGTTCTCACGAAAACTGTGTTTGAGGTACCGTCGGTACCATCCATTCTTAACTCCGCTCTCACGTTACCATTTGAATTTTGAAAGTCTATGCCAGGTTTGTTGGCGTCAGCAGTTCTCTGAAGCGTTATTATCGACGAGGCGGATTTGATGTGTAATTTTGTGTCTGGACTATTTACAGTGCCAATACCCACCTGTCCATCTGTGTCAATGATCAAGTCACCTGTCCCTGCCGTTTTAAGTTTTAGGTCTGCGTTTGAACCTCTGGATTGGACTAGGTTGGTACTAACTTCTCCTGCTGTGACCGGACCTGCCAACACAATACCACCCGTGCCGTTGGCTTCGATTGTGATGTCCGCATTGGTATCAAGCGAACTTATTGTTGTGTTGTTTAGTGACAGCCTGTCTATCTCGACAATACCCGTTCCGTTTGGAAAGATTTTCACATCATCGTTGGTTGTAGAACTTGTCAATATTCCATTTGATGATGTTGTAGACGCCAAATCCGTGTACAGTTCTTCAAAATTGGTGTTGGCCTTTGTCATGGCCGTACGTAAAGTATCACCTGTAGCCGGGTTTCCTAGTGTTCCTGTGTCTATTATTTTTCTAGCCATATATCGGTTTATGTGTATTTATTAAATAGTTTTGATGTTCGTTGAGACACAAAAAACCTTGAAATTGTATAAAAGGGAGAGCAAACTAGGCATCTGTCATACGGTACGAAGGAACAACATTATATACGTATTGAAATGCGACACCTGTGGAGACACGTTTAAAAAACCCAAAGCAAAAGTAGATCCGGGCAGGATCGAAAAAGGTCACAAACACTTCTGTGACAAGTGTGACCTATAATGGTCGCCACTTAATATCATCCTTTTCGCCAGTTATCCATCGCTGTAGATCAGCATATATTCCTACCTTTATGTTTGGCTGATCAAAATAACCTCTCAGGAAATGATTGCGTTCTATGTATTCACGCCTGTTAATAAAGTAGAAATTGGTATCAGGAAATTTCAAGGTAGTTTGCCTTATCTGATACAGCCACTCGTACTTCATGTATGCCTTCATGCTTTCTCTCTGTGGATAGTTCGCAGTTTCTTTGTAACAGTTATTCTGTATCCGGCTGGGCTCGTCCATCTCCCATTGCCTTGCTCCCAATATGTCGAATCCAAAGAATACTATGTCTTTGTGTCCTGCCTCTGCGGCAAGCAAAATTGCACTACAACCTGAACCTTTATTGTCTGAAAAATCATGCGTCTTTATTTTGTTGCTCCATTTAAGTTTTGCCGCTCCACGCCATACTTTATAAATTTTGAGATGGCTAGGATGTTGGACTGGCAATCCGTCGGTGTAGTTCCAATCAGAGATGTCGTCAGGACCGTGGACTTGAACTCCCTCAGGCTTGGCAACATTATACCAGTCCATCACTTCTTCGTACATGGGTGGATTTACGCTGACAATATGGTCACACAGTGTTGGATGATCTCTGTATATGGCGTTACATCCATATATGGTGCCTTGCCCTTTGATATTTTCTATTGGAAAAATTTTCCTTGATTCGCCGTTTCCTATTATAAATGCTGTGTCCATTACACGCCGAAAGATTCGCCACAGCCACACCCTGATGATGCATTCGGGTTTGTGACCTCAAATTGCGAACCGAAGACTTCTTCTTTCCAGTCTATTTTTGTACCTGCAACATACATCATAGAAGCCTCGTCAACAACAAATCTGCCTGTGTGCCAATCCTCCATGTGATCATCTGTGCCTACATCTTCCTTCTTGTCTATAAATCCCCATTTGTATTTGAATCCTGCACAGCCGCCTCCTTCAACCATGAGACTTACAGCATATTTGTCTGGTTGTTTTGCTAACAACTTCTCCATCTGATTCTTTGCTTCATCTGTAATTTCAAACCATTTCATATTTTCAAAGCCTTCCATACTATTAATTATCAGTCCTTGTTCCCCATGTTTTTAACTCCGATGGCCAACCAAAAACGAGAGGCATCTTTTTTCTTCTGGAAACTCATATATGCACGTTGGTCTTCCCAATGATTCTTAGGACTTTGAATTTCTCCTGCTGGTTCAAACCACCAACCCCATTTTCCTACACAATTCAGTTGGCACCATTCTATGCAGTCTCCCATTATTCCATTGCTGTTCATGTCTATGTTATAGCGAAACTGTTGCATATAACCGCAGTCTTCGGGTATGTTATCCAACCCAGGTTTGATGCGTTTAACTGCTACTTTGCCGAAACTTTTATTACCAAGTGGTCGCATGTTCTAAATTCCATTTTCCTGCCGAGCATTTCTCTCCGCATTCTCTTGGCGCAGATCTAGATCCCATTCCGTTGAAAAGTTTTCTCCACATGGGGTCATCGAGTACCTGTCCCAAATTTTGCGTCTGCTCAACATAGTCAAAAATATCATTGTTGTGTTCATATCTTAAAGCGGTCCAACAGCAAGGATAAAAATTACCCTGAGCGTTAAGGTAAAGTCCCTTGTTTCCTATCATGCACAGAGGAATGATAGAAGGACCAGTCTTTGTATTATAAAACCTTTTTGAAAATATATCAATACAGTTGTCATGCCAATTTTTACCAGACAATTTTGTGTTGGACCTTGTGAATCTGCCTTTGGCTATGTATCTATCACTGGGTTGCAATGGATCGTCCTTTGGATAGGCGTCGTAGTTTTTACCAAACTTTGAGCTCAAGGTCAATTGGAAATTATCAAACTTATAGTTCTTCGCCAATTGTTTCATGTGATCTATTTTTAATTCGTTGAATTTGAAAGCAATGGCGGCCCATGTTTTGTAGGCCCTGCTATTCTTTAATGCATCTATGCCTTGTAATATTGACCACCAGTTACAGTTTACCCTATATAAATTATTCGACTCTTGGTTCCATCCATCCAAAGAAAAATGTATATGATCTTTTTCATCTAATATAGAACCTAGTTCGTTCCACCATGTTTTGGTTTTGTAGGAACCATTTGTTACTATTATAAACTGCACCTTACTGTTATTTTTCCTGAACCAAGATAGTATTTTCAGTAGGTCCTTTGCATATATAGGATCACCGTCGTCTCCACAGAAAGTAAGTTTACGAACATCGGACAAAAGTTTGCCAGTGAAATTTTCTTGAAACCATCCTAGTGAAAGGTCTCTGTTAACAAGACCTTCCGGGACTTCCTGCCGAGAACATCTTGGACATTTCAAACTACATTTTGAACATAGTTCTATGTGCCAGTGCTCTAAAGGCCAATTATTAATGTTTTCAAACATCATTAATTTTAAACTCGTTTATG